GTCATGAGCGGCTCGATAGCTTTGCGACCGCTCATTGGCTTGGTGCGCGTGTAGCCGATCAGGTCAATAGCCTCTAGCTCGCTGACGTCATACTCATTAGGCGCCATGCCGCAGTCTTCGCAAATACCCGACACGGCATCTGCAACTGTTACTGCATCAGTCGAGTACCGTTCCCGGAACAACTGCGTGTACCCAGCGGTCGCCCACCAGAAGCAGTCCAGCTTGTAGTCGTACATCAAGTCGCCGAGAGCACTTGAGCCTGGCACCTCCTGGTACAGATCCGTAATGACCTCGGCCATTTCCATGTTGTAAGTGTCGAAGCGATAAAGGTTGTCCGAGAACTTTGTCCAGATGAAGCCCGGCACTTCGAGCTGGTTGATCCTCAGCCGCCTCGTTAGGTTACAGTGTTGGGTGTTGAAGCCCGGGGAGCTGCTGTCGTAGGCGTCCAGCACCGCGAAGGTGTCCTTGTCCAGCTTGAGGATCGCCGTATCCTCGACGACAGCGATCAAGGCGTCGGATCGCTTGTCGTACATGATGGCTGAGATCTTGCCGGTGTACGAGGTTTCGGCCCCCAGGTCCCATGTATTACCGAAGGTGCCGTTCTCGCGCAGCTCGACGATCCAGTTGCCATTGGTCTGGTCACCTGCTCCCGCGCAGGCCCAGGCCCGGTAGCTGGCTAGGTCGATGGCTAGGTCGTGTGCATGCCCCTCGTCTAGTCCCGGAACGTCGTCGCAGGACACCATGTTGTCGAAGCTGAATTGGTTGAGCTGATCCCCCTCCATGGGGATGATCCGCAATGGCCCTCGGATCCAACCTGCCACGACTATGTAGGAGGGCGTGTTCCCTGTGACCAGTGAAACAGGGTTTTTGAGCGCGGACTCCGGGTAATAGACGACGCCGTAGGTGTCGTAAGTGTCAGCTAACCCAATGTAAACCCAGGACTCGAACTTGAGCGTTTCCGCATCGGCGCAGATCAGGTAGTTGCGCGAGGCGCCCGATGCCGCGAGGAACACCTTGTTCTTCACTGGATCGTAGATCGGGGCATCACTGATACCCTGAGACATACCTGTCCGGATGTTATCCAAGAAGGCCAGGTTGTCTTCATCGTCGAAAGGCCGATAGGCTGTCACCTCTCGGGTAAAGCGGTTGATCTTGTACAGCTCAGCGCCGCCGTTCGACGTCTCCCAGAGGTAATTGTCCAACGGGCTGATGATGCCACCCCCATTGAACTGGTATGAGCAGGCGTTGCCGGGCGCCTGGCAGTACGGAGATCCAAAGATGATGTCCGAGTTATACGACGTAGTAGGGCTAGATTTAGTAGTCAACTCGACATGTATCTGTGGAATGCGGTTGCCGAAGTCCTTGAGTGGCAGACGATCGAAGACCACGTAAACTTCGCCCCGGTAGGCGGGCGTGTTAGCAGTGCCTTCATACTGCTCGATCAGCGGGTCAGGCTCTTGGTCCTCGGTGCCCAGGTAGATGCGCACGCGCTGGGGACCGTACTTGTTCGTGATACCTTCCGAGTTGATGTCCGAACGGTCGTAGATGACCTTGTTGTCAGCCCAGATGCGACGTACCAGCTGTGCTGGACCGTAGCCGAAGCCCACCGCGAAATTGCCGTAGTAGCGGTAGCGGCGCTGCGTCGGTCCGCCGCCGCCCATGCCTTTGCCCTTGCCACCACCGATCGTGTAGCTTTCCTCGATCAGGTCGGTGGCCCAGATGATGTTCCCGGCGCGGCGGGTTGAGCCCCAGCTTTCTGGGCGCCCTGCGCCGTAGGTTGATGTCTGGACATTCAACTCGTCGAGGCGCGGACCTTCGATCGTCTGCTGGTCTGGCGGGATCAAGTAGGTGGCGGCCATCTGGCCCGCCATAATGCCGATTGAGACACCTGTCGCGATGCCAATGCCTGCTGCCGAACCGGCAATGCCACCAATAGCGGCGCCTGCACCTACGATCGCGAGCGTTGCCATTATTCAGTAATCCCGTGCGGCAGGTAGACACGAAGGGTGAGGTCAATCCAGTCCTGGCTGAGCGTGTGCTCTTTGACCGCCCCGATGAGGCTGTTAGCGTGTATCATGCCACGCCGACCATCAGGGAGGCAAGTCACAACGGCCAGATGTTGAGCGATCCGCCCGCGCCACGCCATGAGCAGTACGTCCCCGGGAAGAAGCCCCTTGGGCAGCTTCGGGCGAATGCGCTTCATGGACGCCTCCGCCTCCTTCAGCATGTGGTTGCCGTTGGGCAGCGCCGCGTAATCCTGCCAGTCCAGCTCGGTGATGCCTAGCTCCTTCCCGGCACCAGTCAGCAGGCCGATGCAGTCGACACCAACGCCTTTCACGCGGGCGCGATGCTGATATGGGGTGTCGATCCACGTGCGCAGCTGCGCCACCCACTCTTCCCTACTTGGCATCTGGCACCTTCTTGACCTGGTCGTCTGTGGGCACGTGCGGGAAGCCACGGAAGTTGATCACGTTGTTCCACTTGTCCCGGCACGTTGAGAGGCGCTTGTCGCAGCCCGGGTAGATTGAGAAGGTGTCACCGGCTTGCAGATCGAAGGCTACTGGGAACAGCAACGTCAGCGTTCCGCTGCTCTCAACCCAGGACTTGCACTCGATCTTCAGGCCATTGACCGCGCCCGAGGTGAACGTCACCATCCCCTGGGCCCAGTAGTCATCCGACTGGGCGGAAAGCCCAGAGACCGTGAAGGTGGTCCGGTCGACCACACTGTCGACCGTTCCGGTCTCGGTGAGCGGTCCCAGGTCCACCTTGCACTGCCCGTCGCCGAACTGTGCATTGCAGGTTGCCATGTAGGTGTTGCCGATTTGCTGCTGGAGGCTCTGGGTGAGCCCGCGCATTTCGGCGGTCCACTGGCCGTCTTCTAGGACCACCTGGCCCAGGATGCCCGAGCGGAGGCGAACCACCCCGTCGCTGGGCGAGCGCCAGTTCACTCGGCTGATGAAGATCCGTGCGTCGTCATACTTGCCGGCGATCAGGTCTTCCTCGGCGATGTACTCGCTGTCGAAGAAGCCCAGCACGTCCAGGTTGTCCACGTTGAGCGCCCGGGTGGTCTGGATGGCGGAGGGCATGAAACCGCCCGCTGCGATGAACGTCCGCAGCCCAGCACCGTCGTCGACCGCGATGTCTTGGTCGTGGTCGGTGAAGCCTTGGATCGTGCCGTCCTTACGCTCCACGCGCCACAGCGTCGCAAGGGTGGTCGCACCACCGTCTAGGTGAGACTGTAGGTTGGTGTCAATCTGCTTCATTCGTTCCGCACCTCGATGATCGGGATCTGAGGGATAACGCCGCTGGCTTCTGGCCCACCCACGAACGCCTCCGCTTGGATCTCGAGCATGTCGGTGTCAAAGCGAACGTGCAGATCGAACTCCCCTTCCGCGAAGATAGGCACCCCGCTCGGCACCGGCTCGTCGAAGGTGCACAAGCCGGTGGTCAAGTCAACGGTCGCCGTGTTCGAGTAGGGGCTTCCGTCGAAGGTGCCCTGCGCCGTCACGGTGATCCCAGCCACCGGCTTGGTGATCTCGCGGTAGTGCGTTTGCCCGCCGGAGGTATAGGGCTTGTGCAGCTGAAACTCAGTCTGCGTTCCGTTTCCGGTGGCGAACGCCGTATTCTGGGGCAAGACGAAGTCCACCCAGTCCTTGAACCGGAAGGTGTTCAACCGACCGAGCCGGGCGAAGAAGAAGTCGCGCACCTCGGCCAGGTCCTCGGAATTCTGGATGCCGTAGCCGATGTTGTACTTGGCGCGGGTCTGCTCCCAACGCCCGTTACGCGCCTCGTGTCCGGAGGCGAGCATGATGACGGTGGTCTTGAAGCCGGGTCCGCCGACCGCGCCGCGCTCCACGTGTTCCGGAAGGCGTATGTCGTGGAATGCCATGATTACCCGTTCCTGCGTCCAGCCCGGGCCATCGCCGCTTGGGCGTCCGCGAATATTTGCGACTGGGAGCGCCGGAAGCTGTCAGCGTCTGGCGTGGTGATGTTGAAGTTGATGTACATCGGCGAGCCGCCGCCGTCCTGCTTCTTGCTCGAGCCCTTCTTGCGCACCTCAACCTCCTCGCTGTCGTTCGCCTTGAACGCCACGATGCGATTGTCTCGCCCAGAGGTAGTGCCGATGGAGTTTTGCCGGTTCACGTCGAACGTGCCGCCCTCGGCGAAGCCGGTGAGCCCCTGGCTGCCCGCGCCACCCAAGCCCAGGCCCAGGCCGATCCCGCCGCCGAAACCACCACCGAAGGCGTTCAGGGCGAAGCCCGCCAGCTGCGAGAACAGCTGGTTGGTGGCCAGCTTCAGGAGCTGATCCTGGACGCTAGACGCGAAGTCCTTGAAGTTGAACTTGCCGGTCTTGGCGAAGTCGGCCACCGCGTTGCCCGCCTCGTCGAAGGCGCCGACCACCACGTTGGAGACGTTCTTGCCGAAGTCGTTGCTGCGCTCGGCCAGCCGGGCCAGGCCGTTCTCCACCCCGCCGAACAGGCTGTTGTCCTGGGCGGTCAACTCGACCCGCAGTCGGCGCATTTCCTCGGTGTACTCCTGGAGCGAGATCTTGCCCTGGTCGAACAGCGCGGTGAGGTTCGCTTGGCGCCGCTCCAGCTCCCGCTCCGGACCCTTGATCTCCTCCAGCAGGTTCGCCCGCTCCTTCAGCTGGCGGTTCTGCTCAAGCTGCGCCCGCAGCAGGCCGCGCTCGGTGTCGGTTAGGTCGCGCTTCAGCTGGTCCTCGATGCGCAGGATCTCGGAGTTGATCTCGCGCTGGCGAGCAGTCTGCTTCAGCAGCTCGGCTTCCTCCTTCAGCTGCGCCAGGATGCCGCCGAACGTCGGACCGGCGTCCTCGTCGCCGCTCCCACCGCTCGTGGCCACACCGGGGCCAGAGTTACCGAGCGCCTCGCGCGCCTTGGCCAGCTCGTCCTGCCGCTGCTTCTCGCGCTTGAGCCGCTCCCGGCCGATCTCATCAGCATCGTCCAGGAGACCCGTCACCAGGTCCTGGGCACCGGAGAACTCGAAGCCCTCAGAGAAGGCGTTACCGACGGTCTCGCCCAGCTTGCGGGCACTACCCGCCGCATCGTTGCCTACGCGCCCGAGGCTGACCGCACCGATCTGCCCAGCGCCGACATAGCCCAGGACCGCGTCCAGGGCAGCGGTGATCTCGTTGACGCCGCGCTCGACGAGCGAGATAGCGCCGTTCAGCGCCTGCTTGAAGATGTCTTCGAAGGCGGCGGGTAGCTGCGACCATCCATTCACGACAGCTT